GTGCTTTGTGCAATAGATCATTTAAAATATGTTATTGCAATCTTAATTATTCTTATAGTGTATAATAATGTAACTCAACACTAGGAGAGTAACTTGAAGATTTTGCTCATAGATATAGAAGTCGCACCAAACACAGCTCACGTCTGGGGTATCTTTGACCAGAACATCTCAATCAATCAGTTACTAGAATCATCTTACACTTTATGCTATGCCGCTAAATGGTATGGCAATCCCAAAATTATGTTTGACTCAGTTCAAAAGTCAGGCAAAGATAAAATGCTTGCTAATGTCCATGCTTTGTTAGATCAGGCGGATGCAGTAGTGCATTACAATGGAAGTCGTTTTGATATTCCTATTCTAAACAAAGAATTTCTTTTAAGTGGTATGCCACCACCAAGTCCAGCTAAACACATAGATTTATTACAAGTAGCTCGTAGACAGTTTAGATTTGTTTCTAACAAACTAGACTATGTATCACAGGCTTTAGGATTAGGTGCTAAAACAGCACATGAAGGCCATACGTTATGGTTAAAATGTATGAATGATGATCGTAAGGCTTGGAAGATCATGGAAGAATACAATAAGAATGACGTTATTTTACTTGAAAAGGTATATAACAAGTTTAAAGGATGGATCAAATCACATCCTAATCATAACGCATATTCTCCTGATGTATGTTGCCCAAATTGCGCATCACGCAAATTACAAGCCAGAGGAACGCAAAGATCAAGAGTTGCTGTATATCAGCGTTTTCAATGTCAAGAATGTGGTAGCTGGTCTAGGACTATAAAAGCTGAAAAGAAAAGTAAAGAATCGTTAGTAACTATTTAAGGACTAATATGGCAATCACAGCACAACAAATATGCGATCACCTTGTAGGCAAAACTGTTGTGTCAGCCGAATTAGACTATGGCGATAATATTATTATCTTAGAACTATCAGATTCATCATACATAGAAATAAGTGGCGAAGAACTATCTATATACGCTGAACTTAACCAAGATGATGATACCATTCATTAAATAAAAAAAAGGGCTTAAACAGCCCTTTATGTGCGTTTTAAGTACCGTTAAGCCTACGTTAGAGGATGTAATAAGTTTAGTGTTTTTAGGCTTTCTACTAAACGTGTAATAATTACCAAATCTAGGTACTTAATCATCTGACATTTCAAGTCGTTGTAATTGAGCAGCAATATCTTGTGGAATTGCAACTTCAGCTTCAGCTTCTTTAATTGCTTGTTTCTTTTCTTGTAAGTAAAAGATACATTTATCAATATCTAATACCATATCACCTTTTCTACCGGCTCTTAAAAAGTATTTACCTGCATTCCACATAAGTGGATCGTTAGGAAAATAAGCCTTTAAAATATGAATTGTTTCATATCCGTTCACAATATAATGTGGCGGTCTGTTTACCAAATCAACCATGATGTCCCCTTAAAAGTAAAAGATCAATTAATTCATACACTCCAACAAGCAAACCGATTATACCACCAAATATTAATATCCACACAAGCCATTCAAGTATTTTTTCTAACATATCTATAGCCCACCTTCCGCTTCTGTTAAACGCTTACTATCATACTTACTTAATCCTTTATATTCTTCTACAGGGCTTCCTGCTACTAAAGGTGTTATTTTAATATGGTGAGTCGTATTTTTAAGATCATTTAAATAAGATAACTGATTAGGATGAAATGACCATAAATAAGACTTTAACAAATCACCTGATTTAACATCATATTCTTCGTATAAGTAAGCCAGAATAGTTTTCATTTTATATTCTTTTCCGCCCACATCATATCAGACTCTAATTGATTGTCATTATACTCTGGTTTAGTAGCATTATATATACCTACTAATTTTTGGCTCATAAGCTCTCTAGGAACTTCTGGAATATCTCTGTATCTTGCAGGCCTAACAATAAACCTAGCATTATGTTTATAAACAGCTACTGGTTCTGCATGTCTATGTATAAATCTTGATACTCTCTCAAAGCTCATAATATACTCCTAATAAAATATCATTTTACCTATTTTTGTTTTTTTGCGTTTGCCAAACCATTGAGCTTTTGGCGCAATTGAATCATCATGGAAATATAAAGCATTTGCAACTGGGTTAGCATGTTTATGATAAATAATCGTATCAATAACAAGAAGTTTAGTTTCCAAATACGCCCTTTCATCAACTGGATCGTGGGATTCATCTTGCACAGCAAACTGATTATTAGCATAAACGACAGAGCATACAGAATAACCCCAGCGACCACTATGCAAACGATTGCGAATAACATTGATAACCCCTACCTTTTCTTCTAATGAACGAGTATTTACTTCGTGATAAACAGCAGTAGCATAGCAAGCTATATCTAATTCTAAATTTGTCATATCCATATATTACACAGCCTTCTTTAATGGTTTTACTGTTACCCCAAAATGAGTAGCAGCGTATAATTCACATATAAATCTAAAGAAAGGAGAATAGACCATGTGGACTAAACCTACTGCTACAGAAATGCGTTTTGGCTTTGAAGTAACCATGTATGTAATGAATAAATAGTTATAAATGATAAGGGAGACACCATTAAAATGGAACGTCTCCCAAGTCATCTTCAACATCTGCACCCTTAGCAGATTCTTGCGTTTGTTGTGCTTTTGGAACAAACTTCGTACCCAAAGAAAACTTTACAAATTCTTTACCATTAGAAGCAATTCTAGTATCAGCATAAACATTATAAGCTGTATTAGGTTCTATATTTTCTGTAGTAATCAAAACTCCCTTAAATTTTGAATGACCTTCTATAGGGTTATCACTTGCAAATAAATTTACTGTTCCTGGTTTAGGTATAAATGCTTCAGCCATATATTACTCCTTAGTATAAATTGGTTTACGTTTCCATCTTGTCGGTTCTACATCTGTTTCTACAAACTCCATGAATTCTAACAACAAAGGCTTATACCAGTCAAGCCATTTATCATCTTTCTTTACTAGCTCAACTGTAATGCCATTAGGTGTCCATACACTAAACCATCCTTGATCTCTACTAGTGCAATGTATTTGCATTTGTACTTGGTAGTAATAACGATCAGGCATAGTAGGATAAAACTCCATGCTAAAAGGGCATTTAAGCTCTACAGGATCATCATTAAAGTAAGCATCAGCACTAGCACCCATAGGCAAACTATCATGCACTATAAGTTTATTGCCAGGCATACAAAAGTCACCCATTTCTTTTTCAAAAGCTGACAAAGCATCTCTTTCATGTAAATTACCCCACGCAGTAGCTTCGTTACCTTCAAATGGTGGTTCACGCATAGTCATCTGACGCCAGAGCTTTTGTCTTTCATTAACAGAAGCCCAGGCATTAGATGCTGTTACTATGTTATGCCTACGATTGTCTAGTAAATGACTCATGCAGACTTTTTAAGATCATTAGCATATTCACGCAATTCTTCTTGGACTGCTGGTGTTAAAGCAAAAAATGCTTCTTTAAGTTTGCCTTCTTTACTAGCATCTAACAGTTTGTTTTTAGCAACTGTTAATTGAGCTTCAGTAACCATTTCTTTAACTGGATTATTTTGTTGGTGAATAGCATTAACAACTTCATTAGCACTTGCAAATTCTCCACCTGATAGTAAACCTAAAGCACTTAAACATCTTCCAATTGCTGAAGTCTCGCAGTTTTCAAGATAAGAAGTACCATTAATTTGAGATGATTTTCTAAACTCTTGAGCATGGCCTGTAGCAAATACTTGGTTTTGTCCATCTTCTTTATGTAACCCAGCATAGGCTTTAATAATACATTGGTCATCATCAATCTTTACAATTTCAGTAGTAAGAAAATAATTAGGAAATTGCTCTCTAAACTCTTGAACTCTAAGAGCCACCGTTTTGTATTCTTTACCATGAATTTTTACTATTCCGTTACTCATTTGTTTTCTCCTTCAGATTTATAAGGGCAGCTTCCAGCATTTCCAATTCTTGCATCACTTGTTGGTAAAACATCAGTTGATCCATATTTTTCATCCATCCTATCATTATGTTCTTTTAAGTCTTGGGTTATTAATCTTAATTCTTTTATAATTTCAGATACAGGTCTTAACATATAATTCTCCAGGCAAAGTATGCTACAAACACAATCATAAAGCAAACAATATATTTAGTCATCATGTTTCTCCTGTTGATCTAGTTTATGTTGAGCTTCTTCTTCCATTTGTTCAAGACGTTCCATTTCGTCTAAATAAGCATCAGGATCTAAATGTCGTTCCATTATATTGCTCCTGACAATTTACCAATTACATATAGGCATAATGCCACATAACACCAAAACGCTATTGCTGTTACTATCATTGTCTTTATACTCATGTAATTCTCCTAAGGGTTAAATGTTGCAATACCCATATTAATGGCATTTTGAACCATGTCAAGTATTATTTAACAAAATACTAGAAATAAATTAGTTTGCTTCTAGTAATTGTTTGTGGTAGTGTTTTGCTTATGGAAATCTTACGTTTTATTATATTAGATGAATTTGACGGAAAACCTATCAGGGCCTTTAGTAATAGGGCATCTGCTAAATGGTTTCTTGAGAACAGGCCTGATTGTAAGCTCCATGTGTTACCAAAAGCAAAATCTGTGCCAATGACAGATTTATATGAAGAATGTCTATTTTAAGGAAAAATATGCTAAAAATTAAGAACTGGGAAAAGTTTAATCTTTATAGTCCTAAGAATCCAAGATACCAAAAACGCATGACCTGGTTTAAATTTTACGGTACAGATTACATAAATAATATTGAAATACATAAGCTAAATTTTGAACAAAAAGCTATTTTAGTAGAGTTATGGTGTTTAGGATCTGAAAGTGATGGAATATTGCCTGATAATTTTGAAATATCTTTTAGGCTTCATTATCCTTCTGATTTTATTGAGAAAATTGTAGGTGAATTACATGCTAGAGGTTGGTTAGAGGATTACCAGCAGTCTGCTAGCATAGAGAAGAGAAGAGAAGAGAAGATAAGAGAAGATATAGTGTTGGATAAATTTAATGAATTTTGGGAAGTGTGGCCAAAAGGAAATAGAAAAGTTAATAGAGTTGGTTGCTTAAAATTATGGCAATCTCAAAAGTTAGAAGAAATTGGTGACAAAATTATCAATCATGTTAAAATCATGTCAGATACAGATTGGAAAAAAGACAACGGACAATGGATACCTATGCCAGCTACATATTTACGTCAGGAAAGATTTAATACAGAATTAACTCCTAAGCGTAAGAGCTGGGAAGGTGGAGTATGAACTTAGGAGATGTAATAGAAAAACTCACAGTAACCCAAGAAACTGTTAAGGAGTTCTACAATGAAGGATATTCTCAAGCAGAGTTTAAAGTTAAAAGCACAGACATATTTACTGATGATGTCATCAAGTATTTTGGTGAGGAAATTCATTCTGGTAAATCGTTGGGGTGGGTTAAGACGGAAGATAAGTTTCGTGTTCGGATGGCTGAACTTACGATAATTACTGGGCCTTCTGGTCATGGTAAGTCAATGTGGTTATCACAAGTTATATTATCTATGATGCGACAAGGCACTAAATGTTTAGTAGCGTCTTTAGAGATGCGACCAGTATTAACATTATCTCGTATGATTACACAAGCATTAGGATCACCAGAACCTACAGATGATTACATAAGAAAGTTTTGTAGTAGAGCTGCAGATAAGTTATATATCTACGATCAGACAGGCACAACAACATCTCAAGATATGATTGCTACATTACACTACGGAAAACATATTTTAGGATGTGATGTATTTGTGATAGATAGTTTGATGAAGCTTCAAGATGTAAGTGAAGAATCTTTAGACGCACAAAAAAGGCTGACTAATTCACTGGCGGTTACATGTAGAGATTTAAACATTCATGTATTCTTAGTAGCTCACACTCGTAAGATGAAAGATGAAACAGAAGTGCCTGATGCAACAGATTTGATGGGCAGCTCTCATATTCGTAATTTATCAGATTCAATCTTATGTGTATGGCGCAATCGTTATAAGGAAAAATTAATTGATGAAGGCAAAACATCTGATGACGAACTTAAAATTATTCCAGACTGCAAGGTGTTTGTTCAGAAGCAGAGAAACGCACAATGGGAAGGTAGTTTTAACTTTTGGTTTGATGCTAAAGGATTACGATACAAGGAAAGCCCATGAGCATAAATGAATTTTTAAAATCTATACAAAAGCATTTTGGTAACGTAGAATATAAAGCTACTTCCAAAGACGGACAAACATTTAAAAGTAAAGGATGGGATCATGCTGAAATGGAATTTAGTAGAAAGCAATCTAGAAAATCTGATTATAAAATTAAGATCACTTGACTGGACTAAAAGATGGCGTGTAACAGTTGTAGAAGCTAAAGCAAGTCGTAGTTTAGAGCAAAACGAAAGGTTATGGGAGCTTTATACTAGCATTGGTAATCATTTAGGCATAGACAAACAAAACATGCACGAACTCATGTCTTATCGTTTACTTAGATCACAAACAGAAATATGTGGCTTTCCATGCGAAGTTATTAAATCTACTACCAAACTTACTACAAGCGAAATGTCAGAATATCAGCACCAAATAGAAATATGGGCGCAAACTATGGGATGGGGATGGGATCTGTGAATTATAGAAACCCTAAACTATTAAAACTAGCAGATGGCGCACCATGTATGATGTGTTCTATGCAAGATGGTACTGTAGTGGCCGCACATAGTAATCAGTTAAGAGATGGCAAGGGAACTGGTATAAAAAGCCATGATTACCGCATAGCTTTCTTATGTCATCAATGCCACCACATGATAGATAATGACAAATCATTAGATAAACATGATAGAATAGCAGCATGGGAAGAAGCGCACAGAAAAACTATAGGGTGGTTATTTGCTAATAACCATTTGGGGGTAAAATGAAATATTTAGTGGGATTTATAGGTATATTATTTTTACCTTTTGCAATAGTTTTTGTGGCTTTTGAAGCAGCTTGTATTTATATTGTTAATTCTTGTAATAAGGAGTAATTATGACATCTAAAAATGATATAACAGGTGATGTATTACAATCACGCATGAATAGCAAAGCGTTTGAAGAAAACTTTGATCGTATATTTAGACGTAAAGAAACATTTAAAGAATTACAAAAATCAGCCGATCAATACTTTGCAGAATATGAACTAAACAAATCTACAGGTGAAGTAGAAAAGCGTTTCTTAGATGGCATATCTAAACCTAATGGAGAACAATTTGGCAACGAGTCCGACTCAACTGAGTCTTAAAAAGTTAAGAGATGAAGGATACACCGTTGCTATAGTAGAACATTGGAACGCATTTGCAAGAATACGACAAGATCTATTTGGATTTATAGATATACTAGCCTTAAAAGGTAAAGAAGTATTAGCAGTACAAACAACCACAGCAAGTAACATGTCAGCAAGAATTAATAAAATAGCTGATAATGAATATGTAAATGCAGTTCGTGATGCTGGCTGGACTATTCATGTACATGGATGGCATCAAGACGATAAACGTAAATGGCATTGTAAAGTGAAAGACGTCAGTTGAAATTTCAATCAGAGCATTATTATTATCAATACAAAGATGCGGTAATGGAAGCAATAGGCGAGGATAAAATGACTTGCCAAGATATGTCTTTAAAGCTCAATGTACATTACAACAGAATTAAATGGGTAATGTTTAGACTTAGAAACGAAGATCATCTTACATCATACAAAATTAATGACGTTACATATTATCTCAAGCCTAAACCGCATCCATTACAATCTATATTTGGCCATGAAGTAAAATTTACAGAAGATCAAATAAAAGGCTCACAAGTCTATAACGAAAAAGACGCAAAACATAATTTAAGATTTAACCCAGATCAAGATTCATTTCATGGTAGTTCTATTGCAGGTGAAGGAGTTAAAATAGGAACATGACGCAAGAAGATATTATTGCTATATACAAAAAGGTATTTCCAACAGGTTATGAACCAGTTAGCATAGAACGAATGATAAGGTTTGCCAGGCTTATAGAAGAAAAGGTCAAAAATGCTTAGTATGGATCGTTTATTATGTATATGTGAGGATTGGGCTTTGTATATGAAGTCACATGATAGCCATAAGCTAGGATTTCCAAAAAAGTCAATTGGATTTGTGTCAGGGGGAGAATCAACATCTGAAGCTTTTATGGACATGGTTAATGCGCAAGACCTAAAAAATGTTCATACTCTGGACAGTATCATTCATTCACTACCCAAGGAACAACAGGAAGCTATCTACACACGCTTTTTAAAGACTAGGAAGCCATTTGCATATGAGTTTAAGTTAGAGCTTGCTATGGACAATCTTATGACAATTGCAGGCAGACGTATAAATGCTTAGTTTTCATTTAAAACTAATTTTCCAGTATTTTGAGTGAAAACCATATTGACAGGCAAAATAATATACACAAGCATCCTGATTTTTGGTATAATCGAAGATGTGGGATAATTGTATCTATATGTTTCACATAAGCTCACTTAAAACGTGGGCTTTTTTTATATCTATAACTCAGGAAACCAAGTGAAAATTACAGTATGCCAGGATTGCGGTGATGTCTATGACTATACCGGTTATCCAACTTGCCCTGAATGTATTAGAGATGGTGATACAACCAAAAAGTCTACAGATATACCTAAATTACTCCAGAAAGAACAAGATGCCTTACTCAGCCAAACAGAATAAGCTTTTTAGAGCCGCAGAGCATAATCCTGCTATTGCTAAAAAAGTAGGCATCCCACAAGCTACAGCTAAAAAACTAGCAGCAGAAGGCGTAAAGAAAGATCCCCATAAACTAGCGCAAGCCCTAATGAGTAAATAATATGATCGG